GCGAGATTGACGCTGAACGTCGGAGCGATGATGCGCATTTACGCCGCCCCCGCACGCGCACCATTAATCACCTCGTGCTGGGCCCCGATACAGGCGGTGTGCACGGTACCATCGCCGATCGTCTTGCCGGCGAGCCGGCGCGCCACGCTGCGCAGATACGCATCGCGCAACCGCGGTGGAATCGGCGTAGCGAACTGGCGCAACGTCGCGAGTTGATCGTCGGTCAATGCAAGCGGCATCCCATAGCCTCCATAGCGTTTCTCCGGTTGAAAGGACGCGGCGGAAGTGCGGCTCTCACGCCCGCGCGCAAATGCGCGTTCAAGACGGTGAACGAAGCGATCGTTCATGCGCACGAGCTGCTCGCGCGTGTACGGGGGTAAAACATCGACGGGGTCCATCTCGCGATAACCAGCCGGCGCGCCGCCCTCGGGCAGCTTGAGCCATCCGGTGCGAGGGGCGGTCGTCGGCGGCGACGGTGGCGACGGCTCCGTAGGCTTGGTGACGACCGGCCGCCCCGGCAGCGTGATCGGCGGCCGCTTGCGCTGCTCGTCACGCACCAGGCGCGCAGCGAGCCACTTCCGCGCGTAAGCGGACCGCGGGGGGCGCGCCGAACCAGCCCATACTGTCGAAATGATAGACAAGTGGACGCCTCCCGATTACAAGCGGTGGCGTCTTTTTGTTTCCGTCGTTTTCCTCCGACTAGGCCCCGGCCTCCCATGCACCGGGGCTCTTCTTTTTCTTTACCGATTTACTGTTTGCCGATACAGCAGACCGCCCCCAAGCAGCGAGCGCGACACGGCCTTTATTCCGCGCCAGCGCTGCTGCCGGTTGAGCCGATCAATTGACATGCACGCTTCAATTTTGATGTCATGAAAGCGCAGTTGCCGCTCGCGCCGCGCGTTAGCCTTGGCGCGCGCCTTCATCTCGGAAATCTCACCCATCATTACTTCTCCTTCGCGTATACGGGGTGACACGGGTCCAACGGCATACCGTCGAGACCGACATCGCAACGGAACCCGTGGTCAGCGATCATGCGTTCAGTAATGTCACGACACTCCCTACATAAGGAGATCAAAAACTCGCCGCGATAATGCCCCTCGGCTGGCACGGCCATCACCGCTCGTGTAACGATTCCGCGCTCCGCGCAATAAGCGCACAACGGGTGAGCACAAAGCTGCTGAACCGAAACCCGTGTCCAACATTCAATATCAAAACCTGTCATGCGCACGCCCCTTCACCCAATCAGACTGCGGACATCTATCTGCGGCGCCGGCTTTGCCGCGACACCCAACGCCATGATCAACGCGACGGTGCCATCAATACGTCCGGTAGATTTCTTTTTTGACGGTTTACGATTGCCCGCGTCATCAAGAACCACCACCGTATTATTGAGACAGAAGTTCAAAACTGGATGATCCCCATGGGCGAGCTTACCGTCGAGGATCGCCTGCTCCAGATCGCGCATCGCCGGCGAAAGGCTGGCATATCCTTGCCCGAATTCCACGAAATGCTCTTTCACGAATTGCTCACTCATACCAGCCTTGAACAGCCACGGCTGAAGGTGCTGCATGTTCCAGCGATCGAATGCGAGCTTTGCAATGTTGTAGCGAGCGAACAAAACGCGGAGATGATTGGCAACAAACTCGTAACTGACGGTCTTCCCCGGCGTCACGGCAAGATGCCTCTGCGAACGCCACAAGTCATAGGGAACGCGATCGGCCATTCCCTTCTCGACCAGCCCCTCCTCCGGCAACCAAAACGTAGGCCAGACACGCCACTTGTCTTCACGCCATCCGATCAGCACCAGCGCGGTGAGATCGCTGACCATGCTGAGATCGAGACCGCCATAGAGTTGAAGCCCGTCCATCGCCCCCGGCGGATCGCCGCAAGCCTTCCACACCTCCGGTGCGATGAACGCATGGCTCGATTCGACGCGACGATTAAGTATCAGGTTCTCATACTCGGCTTGGCGGGCGGGCATTCGCTTTGCGGCCGCTGCCATCGCGAGGACTTCCGCCGGATTTAGGAACGTCCCGAAAGCCGGATTAGCAAGCCCGATCGTCGCCTCCTCGAATGGATCAAGCTCGCGCGGCGCGGTGTAGAGCTTGATCACCGTGTGCGGATCGTGCCCCGCGAGCGCATCGTCGATCAGCACAGAGAGCAGATCCGAATCGGTCGGGCTTTGCGTGCTAATGATGATGCTTAACGGATTTTCCTGAGCGCCAGTCGCGGTCTCCAACGCCTCGTAGAGCGGAGAGCGCGGGCCTCGAACTTGACCTAGCTCATCATGCACGATGAAGCTTGGTGAAAGGCCATATGCTGTCGATGCTTCGGCTGATAACGCACGATAACGCGTACCCAGCTCGGGACAGATCAATTCCTTGGCGGTTTCGCGAATGATGACGATCTTCGCCAGCGCCGGATTGAGTCGCACCATTTTGGCGGCGAGATTGAAGATGATCGCGGCCTGATCGCGCGACTGCGCCGCGGAGAACAACTGACTGTTGGGACGACTGTGCGCAGGCGGCCCGCAGAGATGCGCGAGCAGAAGACACGCGGCTAGACAGGTCTTCGCGTTCTTGCGCGCGACGGAAATGATGGCGCGGCGGGTGCCGCGCGGATTGTCGTAGATCAACTCAATGATTTCTTTTTGGAACGGCTGCAACACAAGCGGCTTGCCGACGAGCTTCCCTTCCGGGATCAGACAAACCGTCTCGATGAACTCTATGACATCAGCGGCAGTGATCGGACCATCACTCGTCGCCGGTTTGCGTCTCGACACGACGACCGCTCCGGATTTCCCACGGACGCATCTCAGCGGTTTTTCTCGTCTGTAATCCCGCGGCATGCGAAGTGCTGCGCGACCGCGGCGTGGCGCGCAGCGAGGCGAGCAGGCTCTCGGTCTGTTTGGCCGTATCGCTATGCTGCTTCGCAAGCTTGGCATACGTCTCGACGACGGTGCCCGCCGCCCGGTGCGCGCGCAATTGCTCCTCCATGCTCAGGCAGAGTGCCGCCTGCGCGACCAGACGACGAAGAATGATCCGTCCCGCCGCGTCAATCCAGTGCGGCGGCAGAGAATTGACGACCTCGCGCCAGAGTCTCTTCTCACCGTCGTCAAGATCTGCGGGCGGCTCGGGGCGTCCTGTTCCAGGGAGCTGGGGGACGACAGCGAGCGAGGCGGCGGATTTGCGGGGCATGGTTCCCGTATACGCCAGCACGAAGACGCGGTAAACCACATTTCATGGACAACCCCATTCCCGACCGGCTTTCGCTCCGCCCGGTGCGCACGTGGTACACCCTTAACCGATGGCGCAAGATCGCCAAGTGGCAACTCCGCAACGAGCCACTATGTCGGCTATGCCAGAACCGCGGCTTGGTCCGGCCGGCGACCATCGCCGATCACATCGAGCCGCACCGCGGCGACATCAACAAGTTCTGGTTCGGCAAATTGCAAAGCTTGTGCTTCGACTGCCACAACACCGTGAAGCAGGGGATCGAACAACGCGGTTTCGACACAGCCGTCGACGCGGACGGCTGGGCCATCGATCCCAAGCACCCCGTCCACACCGGCGCTTTTGTTCCCGATGCGAAAGGTGACACCCATGTCGAAGATCGAGACTCCGCCCGCCGCCCCAACCCCGCTTCCGGACGCGGAGCGGATCTATCTCCAGGGCCAGATCGACGAGGTCCGCAGATCTTTTGAAGCCAAGCTTCGGGGCGTTCTGAGCGCGCCGATGCTCCCGATGACCTACGGCACCGTCACGACGCAAGGGGCGCGCCTCGGCGCTGCCGTGCCGCCTGATGCTTTCCCACTTTTTCGTTCGTACGACAGAATTCAATCCACCAGTCGCATTTCAATTCCGCACGGCGTGCATGTCACCGCCAAATCCGGCTTGCCCCACGCGTTCTGCCCACAGCCAAAACAAGTGAACTTGGTCTTGCTCTTGCGGCCGCCGTCAGGGCCGGCGCGGTGCGCGGACTCCAGGTTGAGTCTCCACCCCATCGCGGCAAGCTCAGCAAACGCTCCAGCGAAGCAACCGCCGGGGATCACGTAATGCGACATTTGCTGGCCGGTCTCCTTGCCGCCGGCGCCACCCGTGTTCGACGGCTGGAGACCAACCTCCTTCATCTTCACCGCCCACTGCTTGTTGTGATAGCCGCGCGAGGGTGGCTTGCCGTGCTGTTGCTGCCAGACGTGCACCATCTCGTGCACGAGGGTTGACGTGATCTCCTCGTCACTGCGGCCGACGAAGTGATCGGGATTGAGCGCCAGCTCGTGTCTACCGCCGACAGCAGTGCGCCCCGAGAACCGATCGGGCGCGAAGTGCCCGCGCGAATGCGCGTGCCGCTGATAGGTGATGAACACGTCGACGAGCTTGCCGTCGAACAGCGTCCCGTTGAAGTGGTCGTACGCCTCCTGCAATCCCGAATACTCGACCGGCGTGATCGCGATCGGCTGTTCGACCTCTCGTTCGTACGAACGACGATGACGCTTATCCATGGTCATGTTCTCCCTTCGATTACGCTTCTTCCGGTAGTTGCACCTCGGCGCTGCCAAGGGGCTTCGGAAATGGCCCAGAAAGCTAGGGTAGGGACGGGCCCGACGGCTTGGCGATTTTTGGGCTAAAAGGAGGGTCCCCAAGTAGCGGTAAACGTTAGCAAAATTCGGGTCGCGGGCCGCCGCGGCCATCGACCATCCGAAAATTTTCGTACCTCCCCCCGCCCCGAAATCGCGCCGCCGAATCTATTTGCATCCCCGTCGCGCCGCACACGCGAGCCCCCAGGGGCGATGATGCGCCGAGCAGGCTCGCCATCGCCCACGCCGACTGCGCCTGTATTCGCGGCGACGGACCGATCGCGGCGGTGACTGATCCTTGTCGATCGACAGCCAACGCTGGATAGTATCGGATCGCGTGCACTAGCAAGGATCGATCATGCCGATTGTGATCGAGGCTGACGGCTTTGAAGAGACAGCAGAACGCGTCGACAAGATAATATTGCAACTGCGCGAGCTACGCGGTTACGAGATTGGTCGGGAATTTGCGGAATGGCAGGAACAGGACGTAAACCGAAAGCATGCGTTTGTCGTGAAGCATCGGGCGACGTGGACAACGCGGTTCCGACCACATAGTCGGTGGGAAATGACCCGACACCGATACGCGATGCGACGGTTGGTTAGGCGTGGGAGATACACCGGCTATTACTCTACACGTCCGGTCCTGCGCCAAGAACTGCTCGACCAACTCGTGACGCGCATGGAGGCGCTGCTCAACAACATCAAATGGTGACGCATTCAGTGCTTGAGTCGGCCCGCAAGCGGACTCCAAGTCACCAGGAGTTGACCGTCATTGTACAGCACCTCGAGCTTGAACCGCCGACCGAGCGCTTTGAACTCTCGAACCGATGATGGAAACGGCTTCTTCGTGCGATAGAGAAGACCTCGCCGTGGCGGTCCCGGGCCAGTGCAAGCCCAGACTAATTCACTGCCTGCCGGCAACGTTTCGAGAGCGATCTTCTCGATCAGCGCTTCGGGCGTCAACGACGTTCGCAACCGACGCATTGGTCACCTCGCTCCGACGATCCTTTGGCCGCCGAGCCCCATCGCTCGATCGTATTCGGCCCACTGCTCGGCGGTGATGCGCTCGTAGCCGCCCGCATGCGCGACCAGCGCTTGCAGATCCGGCGGCTGAGCCTGATCGCCAACTGCCGGGAGGCCTGCGACCCAGCGCTTGTAGTCTTCGACCCAGGCGCGGGTCTGAGCGAGATCGCATGGGTTGGCATCCTTGGCCGTTGAGTTGCCATGGCATCGGTCCTGGATCCGGAGGACGCCTTTCGATGTGTCGATCCCCATGCTAACCTACCGAAGTGCACATCCAGGCCTAGCTCTTCAATTGCCCAAGCAGTTTGATGGAGCCGGCATCCTTACGGCCCTCGAGCGCAGCCAGGCCGCCCGTGGCGTAGGCCGCGACCGCCTTGAGCAGTTCGGCGAGCTGCTTGGCCGATCCGGCATCAAAGCGCCCGTAGGCGCCGTGCGACGCGAGTGCGATGGCTTTGAACACCGTCGCGACGGTCTCGTTGTCGCCCTCCTGGAACATGAAGGCGGGGACGCCGAGCCCGCCGGCGCGAGCGACGAGGGAATCACCGTTCTCCTCACAGGCGTCGCCGACGAAGACCAGGGCCGAAACCGGCAAGAGCTGGGTCTCCTTGACCACGTGCGTCAGGATCTTGCCGATCTGGGTCTCGCCGGCTTCGCACATGATCTTGGTCATCACTCTCCCAAGCTCTCCAGGATCCGAGAACCAGCGCGAGGAGCGGCATTCCCCGAGGCCGCGGTAGTAGACCAACTGCACGTCGAGGCCCTGTGCCTCCTTGAACATCTCGGCCTGGAGGGTACAGGCCCGATCCCAGCTCGGTTGCCGCGAACCGGTGGCGTCGAGGGCGAAGACCAGGCGGCCGTGCCGGGCGGGCGCCGCCTTGGCGATTTCGGCCAAGAAGCTGTCCACGTCGGTCGGCGCCGGCGCGCTGCCGGGGCGGGTGGTGGGCTGGTCGGTCATGGGTTCCTCCCGAAGTGACCTTAGTGAACCTTAAGGCGTTGCTCAGCTCTCCTTATAGTATTTGTCTCCCCTGACATTCTCCCGCATTGGCTTAAAACAAGAAGAAAGGTTCACTGAAGGTCACTTCTTCAGTGGTCTTTAGTGAGGTTTGGATGTGGTCATCGACAAAATTGTCAATCCCTAAACCCGTCTCAGCGTCCAGAGCGAATAACCGTCACGGATCCCTGAGCGCACCAATTTAAGATTACCGACGATCCTGCCTTCATTCTTTCGCAGCCACCGGCCAAGGCGATCGTTGCTCACCATGGGGCCTGACCTGTTCGCCGCGACCGCCATCAGCGCCGTGTGAAGGCCGTTATCGATGAGTCCAGCATTGATGATCTCTTGCACGGTGTATTCCATCTTGATCCCAGCGCGGATATGCGTTTCCCAGTGTTGCGCCACCGCCTCGAACTCCGAGCGACCAGGATCGCGCGCGTGTATTGTGATTTGCGAGCCGCACGGATCTGCCTTTCCTAGCCAAATCAATGCCCCGCGCACCCGCCGCGACCAGTCCTCGAACCCGCCCATAGGATCGGCCTGTTGCGGTTCACCAGCGATATGCCAGGCCCGCAGCACCGTAAGGGCGGCAATGACTAGCCGCTCGCGCTCGCTGTGAATGTCCTCGATTACGTCGAAATCGAAGTGCCGCGCTCCGGGGCGCTCGCAACCGGCGTCTAACGAGCACAGCAGGGTGCGATCGGTCAGGTCGTTAGCGATCGTCAGGTTGTTACCAGTGGCGTAGACCGCCGCATTGATTATGACCTCGACCTGCTTGCTATAGCCGAGAAGGCGGATCACGAGCCGCTGTTGCGTAAGCATCTGGCACAAACGGGAGCTCGTGAGTTCGTGATCGCAGTTATCGATATTGACGATGAGATCAGCCGCGATCAGCGCGGCATCGAGGCGCTTCTCAAACTCCTCCTGCTTACTTCCCTGCGCGATAACCGGCGCGAGCTGCCCTGTCGCCAGCAGCGAGGCGATATCGACCAGCAGCGACTTCCCGGTGCGCGGGGCCGGCGCCGTGAACGCGTGCAGCGGCGCTGTCATCATGGCGCGCCGATCGAGCGCGGTCAGGAACGCGGATAGCGCCACCGCATGATCGACCTTGCTCACGAATGGGAATGCCCGAATCACCGTCTCTAGGTACTTCAACGCCTCCAAGGCATCATCCCGCGTGGGCTGTAAAGGGATAGCCGGGAAGATCCGCCCGTTCGGTTCGAATAGGAGCTGACTGGCCGCGTCGTATCCCGGCTGCTCGCAGAGCGAGCCATCGGCGCGCAGGAACGGCGTGTTGGCAACGCCGGCCAAGACTGGCAGTTGCCAGTGTCCAGAACGCGCGAGATAGGTGTCGGCGAGCTTCTCCGGGCAGTCCTTCGGGACGAACCGGCGCGCACGCGCGTCCCACTTCTCGAAGTCCGCCGCGCGCATCATGGTCTCGACCATGAACAGGTTCACGACCGGGACCAGGTTCCATCCGAACGTCCGGCGGCCATTGGCGGCCTTGAGCTTGGAGAGGATCGGGCGAACGATCAGACTGCCGCGCTGGTAGAGGCCAAGCCCGCCGGCCGCGATCAGCGCCGCCTCGGTTTCGTCGACGTTCTTGATCAGCTCGCCCGACTCTAAACGTACCTGAGCACGCGGTCGCGGCTGCGGCTGCGCCGGTCCTGGTGATGCCCCCGGCGGCGGTGGCGACGATCCCGGCGGTGGCGGAGGAGACGACGACGGAGGTGAAATCGTCGGTCCGCCCGGCCGCGTGCGCGGCTGCTGGATGCCGGCCTCGCGCCCGCTATCGATGGTGCGCCATGCGGCCATCGCGCCGTCGTCGGCGATGAGCCCGCAGTCGCCCGCTGCCTTGAGCAGCCGGTCCCACACCTCCCGCTCGTCAAGAGCGCCGCCGGCGACGATCTGGAACAGGTTGAACGCGGCCCTATTGAGTGCATCATTGCGCTTTCCCGGCTGCGTAGCGGCGACCGTGTCGCACTCGTCGCTCAGCGCCTTGGCGGCCCATGCTTTGACGCGCCGCTGCCCACGCGTCTCGAAGCGGACCAGTTCGACGAGCCAGTCAGGCGCGTAGATCGCCTTGCCGGTGTCGGTGCCCTTATCCCACTGGTACACCGCGCCGGTGGCGGTGCGGCTCGGCGGTAGGCACGCATAGCCACCATCACCGCGCACATCGATGCCGTCGGCGACTTTGCTGGCGCTGTTGCGGATGTCGATGCCATTAGGCCAGATAAAAAACCGATGCCGGCCACCGCGCGGCGTGATGCTGGTCAGCGTTCCGGGCAGCGGTCCATACCGTGCGACCAGCTTTACCAGCTCCGCTTCACCATCCTTGTTTTTGGCGGGATCCTGATCGGTATCGAACATCCACATGCCGCTCGCCGGTCCCATGGGAGCGCCGATCATGGCGTTAGGCCACCTCTGCCACCATGCCTGGATCCGCATCTCATCCGTGGTCGCGTCCTTAAAGCCGCTCGCGGTAAGCGGCTTCTTGTCGAGTGGGCTACATGGAAAGA